GCTGCCGGCAATGGCATCGGCGAACTCTTTCGGGGACGTTACGCCGCCCGCCTGTACGTTTGCGCCGACGAGCCCGGCCACTTCACCCAGCGACAGGCCGTAGGCCCTTCCGAAGCGCATGAGGCCGTACTGCTGCTCAGCGCTGAGGGCGCCGGCCAGTCGGGAATACTGATCAAGGAACTGCCAGCTTTCCTGCGCCGTGTAACCCATCCGGTCACGGCGGCCAATCGCCGCAGCAGCGGCATACATGCTCGACGCGCTGCCGGACCTTCCGGCGTACCCGCGGAGACGCTGCGCAAGGTCAAGCGACTCGACTTCCCGGGCATACGCAGCTTGATAGGCCTGTGACAGAATAGCGCCGATTCCGCCGATGCCGGCGAGCGCCAGCGCGGACCTTCCGAAGCCGATACCGCGCCGCAGGAGCTGCGACCGGAGCATCCGTCCGAACAGGCTGTTTTCGGAGGCTTCATTAAGCTGGCCGGCGTCTACGCCAGCGGTCTTCATCGAAAAGCTGGAAGCTTCCGAAGTTCGCTCTTTGTAAATGCGCTCGATAATATAGAGCTGCTGCCGCAGCACGTCCAGCTCTTTCTCGCGCTCCTGAATCGTCTTGCGTATTTCCTCGCGCTCGTCCTCCTGCGCACGCTCCATGCGCTCATAGAGGCGGTCCAGTGCATCATTGTGCCGCTGGAACTCCGCATCGATGGCCTCCATTGTCGACCGGAAGCGGTTTTTGAAGATATCCAATGCGCGCAGGTTTTCTTCGCTGAACACACCACCGCGCCGAGCGCCACGGTTGACTTCCGTGACGATCGTTTGCAAGTCCTTCCGAAGGGTCTTGATTCCTTCTTGAAGGCGTGTGTACTGCGGCGTACCCGGCATAGGGACGCCAATAGATGATCCGCCCCGTGCCGTTGCTTGCGGCGACGACCCCGCGCGGAGCTGGCGCATTTGAAGCTCGTACAGCCGCTCGGCCTCCATAACCTGCCTGCGGATCACATCGAGCTGCCGTTCGCGCTCCTGAATCGTGCGCCGGATCGCGTCGCGCTCGGACGCCTGCGCCCGGCTCATGGACCGATGAAGTTCGTCGATGATCTGATTCTGCTTCTCGAACTCGCGGTCGATCTCTCGAAGCGTGGAGACAAACCGGCGCCGGAATAAATCGAGCGCACGAAGACGAGACTCGTCGAACACGCCTCCCCCTCGTGCGCCCCGGCTCAGTTCATCCGTGACATTTTTCAAATCGCTTCGCAGTTGCTTAAGACCGCGTGTTAGCTGTCCGAAGTCGCCGCGTGCCGAGACGCGAATCGATTGCTCCACGGAGAACACCCCCTGCAAGGGACTGGGAAGGCGCCAGCTCTACACGTCTTCCCAGTCGTCACTATCGTCTGTATCGGAGCTGTCCAGCTCTGGCACGCTGTTCGCCCCGGATTCTTCAGCCTCAACCTGCTTTTCGTATTCTTCGTAGGTCGGGTCTGTAAAGATTTCTTTTGCGCTGTTGCGCAGCATCTGGTCGAGCTCTAAGTGCGCAAATTCGAGCTCGATCTGCTCGTCCGTCATGGCCAGAATGCGCGGATCAGTCGGCGGAATTCCCCCGTACAGATGCTTCCGAAGCATCCAAAGCTTCCGCTCCTTCGGAATCCGAACCATCATCGGAAGCAGTTGCTGCACTTCGGACGAGAAAGGAGTCCTCCCAGTTACGGTACTGGCCGTACACATGGTAGATGATCTCAATTTCCGTCAACTTTTCCATGTCGCGCAGCCAGTCCGGCATATCCACCATAGCGACGCGGAGCGTTGCCATGACACGCGCGTGGAACTTCGCATTCTCGTCGATGAAGCGGATGTCGGTCACGCCCGCCTTTCGGAAGTACTCAGCCACGAGCGCTTCCACGCGCAGCATGTCGCCTACCGTAAGGCGCTTGAACGTCACGTCGCCTTTGTACGTGTTGCCTTCGGGAGATGTGAAGTCGATATGTACCGTCTTCCGAAGGTTTCCGGCGAGCTGAACGTTCTTTTGGGCCTCCATGAGCGCCTTGACCTTCTCCATGTTTTCTTGATAAACCTCGTTTTTCACCTTTACCATCCCTTTCATATGATTTCTCTCCAATTATAAAACATCTCCCACCCAAACGGATAGGAGATGTTTCGGTCTTCGGAAGATTGATCGTTACGCTACCGTTTCGGCGACGCCTTGGTCAGCCGACAGGTAGTACCACGTTGCCTGCTCGCCGGCGAACGCGTTCGCCCGGAAGTCCTCGGAGCTTTCTGCGAGCGTACATCCCCGGTAGACCATGACGATTTCTCCGGTGTAGATGTCCGTAACCTCGATGTCGATGACGCCCATTTGCAGGATACCGATACCGAGGGCGGCCAGACCCAGTTGCTTCAGCGAGCGTTGGCGGATGCGGTACTTTTCCAGCGTCACCGATCCGTCATACCGGAGTGCCACGTGCTCGTTCGGCATGATGGAGCCGATTTCGTACACACCCTCAACGCCGAACGAGCGCCGGCCGCTGATCGACTGGGCGCGTCCGATCTCCTGCCCGTTTACCTTCAGGCGAATTGTGTGGCCGGAGTGCACCGATTGCTGATTTACGCTTGCCATTTCCTGCTTCCCCCTTTACATGGTATAGGTTCCAGCCGACTCATTACAGGGTCAGGCTGGTCGTGATGAGGAAGTTGTTGATCGGGAGCGTCGGCGTGCCCTGCCATTCCAGATTAAACGTCGTACCGTTCCGCGTGACTTTGACGGAATCCGCAACGTATCCGGCAATCAGGCCGCTCGATACGAACTGCTCCAGCATCGATACCAGATCGTTGTACATCGTGATTTCGACGCCGCGGACGCCAGCTTTGCCGACGTACTTGTTCTCGAAGTGCGTTTCAAGATTTTCGGACATAATGTCCTTCAGCGTCGATACCGACAGTTCAGCTTGCGTCAGGTCGGCCGAGGACGAAGTCGTAATGCCCTGCACGATCCGGTATCCGCCGTTCTTCACCACTTCGACGACGCAGACGTGCGCATTCAGAAGTTCGACGATTTCCGTCGGCTTGTACTGCTTCTCGAGCCCTGCGAACTTGACCGCCTTATAGGTAACAGGCTCCTGCGGCTCTTGACCGGACCAAATACCGGCTACGGCCGCTGCCGTGTAGTACGACGGCTTCGTTACTCGGTTGCCGCTGGAGTCCGCTACCATCGGACAAGGCGTGGCCAGCAGCGCGCGTTCGTTATTCAGCGCAGCAGCAAGATTCTTGATGTTTTCAATGGACTCGCCTACAGCGTGGCCGTAGAATGCCCGGCGACGACGGCGGTTGTGGATGTTCGACATAGCCTGTACATGCGCATCGACCTTCGCCTGAATGGCTTGTGCTGTCGTGACCGGGATCAGGCCGTCCACTTCGATCTGCTCGAGCACTTCCAGCGCTTCTTCCCAGTCGCTGTCCGTGACCGGTGCGCCTGCGCCGCCACCCGACAGATTCGTTTCGGCCAGCGTGCCGAGAACTGCGGTACCGGAACCAACCACTTCAGCCGTTACGAGCGCGCTGCTGGCGTTGACGAGTGCTGCAAGTTCTTCAACCGTCTTCGTCGCATCGTAGGACTCCGACCTCCCGTCGAACGCCACGATAAGGTCGTTGTTTGCGACTTCCACCGTGATGCCGTTGCCTTTCGTGCCATGGGCACGTGCCGTCAGCTTCAGTACATCGGCCGGGGATTCTTCGTCGTTGTCCTTCAGCGTGATGCTGGCGGCTACCGGTTTGTTTACCGGCACAACGTAGATCAGGTTGGCGCCATGCTGCCATGCGGTGTACATCACATCCAGCAGCTCGCCCTGCGTCAGCGCTTTACGCGCTTCGGAAGGCTCCGTGAAGGCGTAGGCACGACCCGGCGCCAGCGAGGCGGACTCATCCATCACGCCGATTACGGCCAAACTGCGGAGTGCGCCCAGCGAGACCGGAACCATGTTCGCTGTATCCACAATCGCAAAAGCACCCGGGCGCTGGA